TACATACTGCATTTACTCAACGCACAAGCACACAGCCGAGAAACCGAGATTTCGTTTGGTGATACTTCTGTCAAGACCTTGTACGCCGGATGAATACGAAGCTGTTGCGAGAATGGTGGCGTATGATATTGGTATAGATATGTTTGACGACACAACGTATCAGCCACACAGATTAATGTATTGGCCGAGTACGAGCATTGATGGCGAGTATGTGTTTGAACACGAGGAAAATAAACCGCTTGACGTTGACAAGGTGCTTGCAAAATATGAAGATTGGCACGACGTATCGAGTTGGTACGTTTCGTCAAGAACAACAAAGGCGTTGGACAGACAGGTAAAAAAACAAGAGGACCCAACGCTTAAAAAAGGTGTTATCGGTGCGTTTTGCAGAACTTACGATATACATTCGTGCATAGAAAAATATCTTGCGGACGTTTACGAAAAGTGTGCCGTAGGCGACAGATACACATACAAGGACGGCTCAAGTTCAAGCGGACTTGTTGTGTATGAGAACGGCAAATTTGCGTATTCAAACCACGCAACAGACCCTGCAAGCGGTAAGCTGTGCAACAGTTTTGACCTTGTTCGTATTCATAAATTCGGTGATACGGACGCAGACGCAAAGGACGGTACACCAGTATCAAAACTGCCGTCATATTCGGCAATGTGCAAGCTCATAGACGGTGACAGTGACGTTTCAATGCTTATGTTTAAGGAACGTCAGCAGAGGGCGGCAGAAGATTTCGGCGGTATCGAAAACGAGGAAACGGACGATATGCAGTGGGCGTTAAAGTTGGAGAAAAACGAAAATACAGGCGCTTACGAAAAAACTCTTAATAATATTATTCTTATAATTGAGAATGATTCGCATTTAAAAGGTAAAATCAAAATGAACGATTTTACGGGATATGCGGAGATTGACGGCATTATGCCTTGGGACAAGGACGCACCGGAAAATCGTGTTTGGCAGGATTCCGATACGGACGGATTGCAGTGGTATCTTGAATATGTGTATGGCATTAAAATGGGTAATGATAAGGTTTTCCGTGCGTTGTCGGTGTTTTACAGACGTGTTGCGTATGATCCGATTGTTGAGTATTTGGACGGTCTTGCGTGGGATAATACTGAACGACTTGACACATTGTTTGTCGATTATCTCGGTGCGGCGGATAACGAATATACAAGAGAAGTGACGCGTAAAATGTTCGTCGGAGCGGTCGCAAGAGCGTATGAGCCGGGAAGTAAATTCGATAATATGCTTATTCTGTCGGGCAGGCAGGGCATAGGCAAGAGTACGATACTTCGCAAAGTCGGCTTTGACAGGTGGTTTACGGACGGCATAAAGACGTTCGAGGGTAAGGAATTGTGCGAGGTTATACAGGGTAAATGGATTGTAGAGATAAGCGAACTTGAGGCACTGAATAAATCGGAAGTCGGCAGTGTTAAACAGATACTGTCGCAGACGT